GCGTTCATTAAAAATCATAATATGCTCCTGCCTATCCCTAATCAATGGATTTAAGTCAAAAATATCCCTAATATTTTGATTTGCCACTTGACAATCCCTAATTTGGGGATTATAATAAAAACAACAAAAGTAACAACGACAAGACACACGGATACCGGAGGAGACCATAAAGCCTCCCCTTTCTCCAATGCTATGTTGTCAATCGCATTTCAATTGTAGCATTGGAGCGCCCTAAAATCAAGTGTTTTTACAAATTTGTAACTTTTGTTTTAAATTGACACGAAGGGAGGGATTATATGACTTCAAGACCTACTGACTATAAGCGGCATTATTGGGCTGCACCTATCTCTCATTACGAGCTACCCGAAGAAGAAAGGGAACGCTTACGCGTTCACGTTAAAGACCGCCTCACCGCTCACTGCCTTACTCAGGTATGGCTGATACAGCAGCTACAGAATGCGGGCTTAACGACCGATAAAAGTGAGCTGTGCTCTATCTTAGCGGGTACACGCTCCGGGCCCAAGGTTGATGAAATTCTTGTGGAGAGCGACAGAATAATAACCGCTTATGATGACTTCTTATGTGCAGTAGACAAGGAGCATAGCAGCCTATGGAAAAAAATATGCAAAAAGAAAAGTTGAACCGATTAGCTCGCATTCTTTACAGAACGGTTTATAGGTACTACGAAGACCCGAGGCATCGTAAGGAATTTGAGGAGTGGTATCTAAAAGAGTACGGCACTCCGTATCATTGGAAGACATCAAAGGAGGTACAAAGATGAGCATTGGAGATAACATCAAAGAGAAACGAAAGGCGTTAAATCTATCCCAAAAAGACGTAGCTCGCGCGGTAGGTATCTCGCAAGCCACAATGACTAATATTGAGAATGACTACAGAATAGTTCATTTATCTTTAATTAAACAAATCGCAAAAGTCTTGCAATGTTCGTACCACGAGCTACTTGCAGGTGATGAGCAAAAAGAGTGTTTCGCGTACTCAGGTACAGGTTGTCGAATATTAACAGAAATGATATGCAGAACGCGCGACTGCCCTTTTTTTAAGACGCGACTCGATTATGAATTTGACAAGAAGATTGCAGACAGAAAAGTGAGGAGGATGTAACAAATGTTTGTTATTGAAACTTTAGTAACTTTAGTCATTTTTATGTGCGGTTTTATCATTGTGCCGACCCTCAGAGACACGCGTTCTGCCTTGTCCGAATTGAAAGAAGAGGTAATTGACAATGAAGACAGGATTTAAATTCATCATTGGTTGCGTTGTCTTTATCGGAATTGTGTGCGGAATGTACTTCCTGAGCCTGTTCTTGGCAAACCGTATAATCTTGTTTTTTCTTTGGCTTTTTACATGTTAACGCAATGGAGGGTACAACAATGTACGACGTATATTACGCCTATGGTATGAACAAAGGTACAACAATTACTTATACCTCTACATTAGAGGAGGCTACTTCCTTCGTAAAGGCAAAGGTGTTCGAATTATCTCAAAAAGGAATTGACGCACATTGCTATTACGGAATCCGTAAAACATAGGAGGAAATTCTAATGTCTAAATTTAACAACGAAACCCTTAATCCGGGTGAGCACTTCATTTATAACGGAATCGAATTTATCTGCCTTGATATTATCGACGAGAATTACCTTGCGATCACTGCAAAAGTATGGCAGGAGCTTCCGTTCGATGTCGATAATCACAACAACTGGAAAGAGTCGTCCTTACGCAGAGTGTTGAACGATGAGTTCCTCAATAAACTCAACAGGAACCATCTTATAATGCAGACATCAGATCTGATTGCAGACAATGGCGACAGAAAGTACGGCACTTGTAAGGACTATGTAACAATACTGTCTTGTGATCAATACAGAAAATGCAGAGACCTTATACCACACTACACCGGATGGATGTGGACGCTTACTCCATGGGGCAGCTCCCTCTACAGCGGCTTCAGTGAAGACGTTCGTGCGATCATTCCATCAGGCCACCTCGCTTGCAGCTGTGCCCACGCTGCTTATGGAGTCGCCCCGGTTTGTCTTTTCTCTTCCGAGAATCTGAAATTGCGCCGTCAGGCGAGCCTCATAGGAGTTGACGAAGATGACTACTAAATCTATAAGAGAAGCTAAATGCGTCGAATGCGGAGAACCTATCGGAAACGAATCATACCATTTTACCAAACGCCGATGCTATGCAACTGTGTTTATTCATAAGAGATGTTATGAAAAGCTTTTCCCTAAAAAAGCAAGTAAATGAGTAACAAGAAAATAGGCAACGATTTTGAAAAAATTCTTAAATAACCAAGGAGGCTAACAACAATGTTAGAAATGAAAATTCAACTAT